CAGAGACATCATTGGTGGTCAAAAGAGCTTTAGCCTTAGTGCTGATGGTCTTATGGACTTTAACCCAACGACTGCTGCTGATACTGAAGTAGATGAGTTGACTACACAAATGTTAGACAGAACTGCTGTAACATTTACATTCACTTTATCTTCTACTTCTGCTGGAGACTATTATTATAGTGGCTCTGGATTTGTAACAAGTCTAGAAATTTCTGCTGGTACTGAAGATGCACCTACTTACTCTTGTTCAATCGAGGGAACTGGAGCATTAACTGTAACAACTGTATAATCCTTTTGTTGGTTGGGGTATGGGCTTCGGCTCTGCTCCAACTAATAAAACTAATAACCAACAAAATGTACGAAATAGTAATAATAAACGGTAAAGACTACCCAGTTAGATTTGGGATGAATAGTCTAAGAAACTTCACTAAGGCAACTGGTAGAAGTTTACAAGATTTAGACAAGCTAGGAGAGGGAATGAGTTTAGATGATGCTTGTCAATTAATTCTAGCTGGTTTACAAGACGGTGCTAGAGTTAGTGGAAAAGAATGTTCTTTAAATGTTGATGGTGTTGCAGACCTTTTAGATGATGACTTTGATGCTTTAAATAAAGTATTAGAGGTATTCTCTACACAGTTTTCTGCTAAGTTTGAAGATGAGGGAAACGTGAAAGCCACAAAGAAAGTGGCGAAGACAAAGAAATAAACTGGGATAGTCTAGAGGCTGTAGCTTACGGTCTAGGACTTTTACCTAGTCAGTTTTGGGAGCTAACATTTCACGAGTTCTTCTGTATTCAAAAGGGTAGGAATGATAGGTTTGAATTAGAGCAGAGGTTTGAGTGGGAAAGAGTACGTTGGTTGGCGTGTTGTAACTTACAGCCACATACTAAGAAAGGTCAATCCTTAACTCCAGAAAAACTTATAAAGTTTGAATGGGAAAAGACTAAGAAAGAAATAGACATCGAACAACAAAGAAAGAGAGCAGAGTATGTTAAGAAGAAATACGAATTGCTAAAAAAGAAAAATGGCTGAGAAGAACTTAAGTATTAAACTATCGTTAAACGATAAGCAGTTTCAAAGTAGTTTAAAGAAATCATTACGCTCTTTAAAACGATTTGGAAATCAAATGAAGCAAACTGGTAGGAATCTATCTACTGGTATTACTTTGCCAGTTTTAGCATTAGGCGTAGCTTCTGCTAAATTAGCTTCAGACTTTGAGGAATCATTAAATAAAGTAAATGTAGCTTTTGGGCATAGCTCAATAGTCATACAAGATTTTGCTAAAACTACTTTAGAAAGTTTTGGTATAGCTGAAGGTAGTGCTTTAGAGATGGCTAGTCTATTTGGAGATATGGCTACTTCTATGGGGTTATCTCAAGAAGAGGCTGCAAAGATGTCTGTATCTTTAGTAGGGTTAGCTGGAGACTTAGCATCTTTTAAAAATATTGGTATTGACCAAGCACAAACTGCTTTAGCTGGTATATTTACTGGACAAACAGAAACTTTAACAAGATTAGGTATAGTAATGACTGAAGCTAGCCTTAAGTCTTTTGCTTTATCTAAAGGCTTAGATGCTAATGTCAAATCTATGACACAAGCTCAAAAGGTAGCTTTAAGATATAGATTTATATTAAACTCTACTGGTAATGCACAAGGAGACTTTGCAAGAACTTCAGACGGTGTAGCAAATACTACAAGAAGTGTTACAGAATCTTTAAAAGAACTAGGTAAAGAAGTAGGTGTAATTATATTGCCAGTTACTAAAAAACTTTTAGCAATAGCAAAAAGCATTACTAATGGCTTTAGAAAATTAAGTGATGAAAATAAAGAACTCGCAGTAACTTTAACTGCTTTAGCTGCAGCTATTGGACCAATACTAATTTTCTTTGGCTCTATTGCTAGTGCTTTAAGTACTATTATACCAATAGTAATAGCAGTAGTCAAAAACTTTACTCCACTTGGTAGAGCGATAACAGTTGCTGCTACTGCAATAGGTTATTTCATTAAAAGAATTAGAGATTTAAAAAAGGAACACGATGAATATAACGAAGTAGTAGGAGATTTTGAGCCATTCCAACAGTCTTTTGTTCCTAGTCCACAAAATACAGCTACTAGTGAAGGCAATAAGCAAATGGCAAAAGACAAAGCTGCTGCTAGACAATTTGTTTTTGTAGATTCACTAAAAGCTACATCAGTAGCATTAAAACAAATAAAATTTGATTTTGAAAATTTAGAGCCAGTAACAGAAAAATTTGAACAAAGTTTATCTGGAATGGATATTGTAGCTAATAACATTAATCAGAGCTTTATGAGTTTTGGTAATGTAATTCAAGGAGTATTTGCTCAAGCATTACAGAGTCAAGAAGGTTTCTTTAAATCATTCTTAGAGGGTGCTAAACAAGCATTAAAAGCAATGTTAGCTCAGATAGCTGCTATGTTAGTATTAAATGCTTTACTAGGAGGTACTGGTATAGGTGCTATGATGGGATTAAAGAATATAGGTGGATTAGCTGGTATAGGAGATGTATTAGGAGGAGTAGGTAATGTTAATGCTAATTCTGTAGGTGGAGGAGTAGGACTAAAATCAATGATAAATACTGGAGGCTCTACAGAAGTATTTGGTACAATAAGTGGAGCTGATATATTACTAAGCTCAGATAGAGCAAGAAACAATAGAAACAGAACAAGAGGATATTAATGGCTAGACTAAAAAGATTAGAGAGTAGTTTTCAAAGTGATAATGGCACTTATTACCGTATAGAAGTATATGATAACAATGCTACTGTACCTACATTATACACTCCAGACTTAGGACCAGATGGATTTACTTTGACATATCAGACTAACGATAACGATAGATTTACTGGACTAATACCTTCTGAGGTTAAATTTGATATAAACGTAACAATAGGAGGAGAGCAAGGTGTTGTAGATGATATAAGAACAAGTGCTTATGGAGATTGGGACATAGGTATATATCAAAGTGCTGACGATGTTACCTATAATAGATACTGGTTTGGTATATTGTTAAATGATATATCTCCAGAGGCTGATGCTTCTTTTCCTACTAGAATAACTCTAACTGCTGTATGTGGACTAGCACCTTTAAAAGATATTCCATTTAATAGAAATATTGGTTATGATACACCATCCTCATTCCAAACTATCAACTATTTTAGGCAATCCTTTGTCAATCAAATTAGTACTGCTGACAATTACTTTGGAGCTGACAATTTATTTATAGCTACTTATGTAGATTGGACTACTGATACAATGACTAGACAAGTTGGTAGAGACCCTTTAAATGCTAGTAGATTTAATTTTATGGCATTTGTAGATATTGCTGATGATGGTAGTAGAAACTATAAAACTGCATTTGAGTTATTAGATAGCATATGCAAATCTTGGGGAATGAGATGTTTTATGTCAAATGGTAGATGGAATTTAGTACAAGTAAATCACTATGCAGACTGGAAAACACCATCTACTCAGTTCTATCGTTTTTATAAAAAAGGCAGTAATAATCCTTATACTAGTGGCAGTACATCAGTAGTATTTACAGAAGGCTTTAATATAAAAAGATATGGTGGCAAGTTTGACTATTTACCTATTTTAAGAAGTGTAGAAACTAACTACAATCACTTACAGCCGTTTGATATGCCATTCTTTTACTATAACATAGATGGAGATACTTCGACACAATATCAGACTACACTTAACGAGATACCTATATGGAATGGCTACCAATGGAACAACTCTAACTATACTGGTGCAGCTTATTCTATTAACAACGCTCCTACTGATAAATTAATAATTTCTTTAGGTAATGTAAATGCATTGACTGGTAGTAGTATTTTATTAAATAGAGACTTTTCTACAAGATTTACTTCTGGATTAACCTTTTCTGATGTAAGTGGCTCACAGCAAAAGGTAAGAACAGATTTATTTGCTAGATTCAAATTAGTAGGAGATTCTGATACTTATTATTTTCCTTTATCTACTGCAATAGCTATGGATTGGACTACTACTGACCAATTTACATTAACTGATTCTATACCACCACAATATCTAAATATAAATGAAGGTCCATTAGGAACTAATATAAATATAAATATACAAACTACTGAGCTACCAGTTAATGGAGATTTATTCTTTGAGATATACGCTGAATGCTACTATCAACTTTATGCTAGTGCTTTATTTATATTAGGAGAGATAGAAATAACAGAAGCCACAACGACTACTCAAGAAGATAATATCTTAGTATTTTCAGCTCCAGAAACAAGTTCAGAGCAAGGAATAAAGTACCTATTAGATAATGAAGTACTATCTGCTAAGTTCTTTAAAGCATTTAACGCTCCTGGAGGAACTACTATAGATAATGGTGTAAAGTTTGAGATACCAGAATTATTTATAGGAACTGGTCCTACAAGTGGAGCAGTAGGTAGATTAGAGACATACAACTATACTACTACTTCTTGGGAAAATGGTATGAACGCTACTTGGAAAGCATATGGCTCTGGTGCTGGTGTAGAGTTTACACAGCTTTTAGTAGAGGAAGTATTAAAAGGTCAAGCTGAAGGAGCTAAGGTATTTAACGGCAGTTTAAAAACAGTATCTGGATTTATACCACGTTATCTTAATGGAATAGAAATAGATGGCTCTACATATATACCTTACCAATGCTCATTTAATGCTAATGAAGATACTTGGTCTGGAGAGTGGTATGGAATAGAATTAAGTACTAACACACAAAATGTAGAAGTAAACATAACATCATTTGACGTTTTTGATGGTCAAGAAGCAACTGGAGGAGGAGATATATTTTTCTAATTATGGCAACATTATCAAATTATTTAAGAGGGGAATGTGTAGCAGTAGTACAAAACGATACTAGCAGCCTTACATTAAGTTCAATAACTATTATACCTTCTACTGGCTCAGATAGATTATTAGTTTCTGGAGATGTTGTTATAATAGTATGTGCTGATACTGGCTTTCCTATACAAATTACACTTAATTCAGATGTAACATATACTGGAGCAAAACTTAACTTTGCATCTACTACTGTTAAGCAGTTAATACCAGCTGGTAGTATAGTTATACTAGACAAAGACTACAAGTATAGGTCTTTATTCAGAGACTATACTATAGTAACTCATAAACTATATGAGACTGGTAATACTCACGCTAATTCAAATCTTATAGACCCTCAATACCCATCTAACATTACAGTAAATGCTGGTACAACTTGGAGTGATGGGGATACTTTAGCTAACTCATATATAAATAACAGCATATTTAGAAGTCCACACGAAGGATTCAAGTTAGAGAGAATAACGTGGGATGTTAATACAGATTCTAGAAGTGGGTATAACTGCGAATTTTCTTTATGGGCAAAGCCTATAACTGAAAACGGTAATACAGCTACTGATATTGAATTAATAGACACTTTTGCAATAACATCTCAAAACGACTCTAACTATGTATTTAATAGAGACATAGTACAGACTGGTAGTTATGATAACAATGTATGCTTGATACCAACATTCACAAAAACTGGTACAACATCAAGCTCAGATAATTTTTACGCAACTTTAACGCTTTTAATAAGCACAGACCCAAGACAATAATGAAAAATATGATAAAAGAAAATGCTGATGTATTAGGATTAAATAGCGTATCTCTATCAATCAGCTTTACTACATTACACCAAACTCTACAAATAACACTTTTACTGGTATCTATTATATATACAGTAGACCGATTTATGTATTACAGAAATAAAAGAAAATAATTTTATTATGGAGGAATTATTAAAATTGATAGAACAATATGGACTATCTATGGTTTTACTTATTGGATGTCTTTACGTTTTATATCAATTTACTTTTTTTAGTATAAAAGAAGTAAAAAAAGGTTTCGAAAAAAGACACGAAGTACTGCACGAGCAAATGAACGATGTAAAAGAAAAACTTAATATAATTTTAGAATTTATTAAAGAGAAAAAATAATGCTCAAGTACTTTAAGATAAGTGAGTTTGATGATGCTCCAGGAACTGGCAAGAATATGAAGAAAGACTTTCTTACTAAGCTAGACAAGGCTAGAGCAATAGCTGACGTACCATTTAAGATAACAAGTGGCTATAGGTCTAAAGAAACAAATAAGAGGGTTGGAGGTGTTTCTACGTCAAGCCATTTAAAAGGTTTAGCAGCAGATATTTCTTGCAAAGATAGTAGTACTAGACAAAAGATAGTAAGTGCTTTAATACAAGCTGGATTCACTCGTATTGGCATAGCCGATACTTTTATACATTGCGATACTGACAAAGATAAAAATGATGCTATATGGCTATATTAGGAAACATATTAGGAAACTTATTAGGGAAAGCAGATACTATAATAGACGAAGTAATAACCAGTCAAGAGGAAAAGCTAAAACTAAAAAACGAACTTCAAAAAATAATACAAGAGCAAGAAGCTCTAATAGAGCAAGAAGTTACTAAACGATGGGAGTCTGATAATTTGCAAAGCAGTTGGCTACCTAGAAACATTAGACCGTTAGTATTAGCTTGGCTTGTAGTTTCGACTACATTGCTTATATTTATAGACGCTGGAGTTATCACATTTACTGTAGAAGAGCAATGGGTTGACCTATTGCAGATAGTTCTTATAACTTGCATCGGTGCTTATTTTGGCTCAAGAGGATTAGAGAAAATCAACAAAAAATGACAAAGGAAAAAAGGTATAGACTTAAACAAGATGAATGGCAATTAGTAGACAAATACAGAAACGACAAGGAAAGGCAATCTTTACTAAATGATGAATGTGAAGCTGCTGGTATTAACCCTAGTTCTGTTAGCCATTATTGGTACAAGAGCCAGAAGTTCTCAATATTTGCTAAGCCTAATGAATTTACCAAAGATGAATTTTTACAATCTATTGAGGACCTTATATCCAACTATGCTCCTAAGTATCCCACCATTGATTATCCTATTAGAAAGGATGGACACTTACTTATAATAAATCCAGCAGACGTACATATTGGTAAGTATGCCGATGCTACAGAAACTGGTAGCGACTATAACATAGAAATAGCTAAAGAAAGAGTTAGAGAAGGCGTTAAAGGTATTCTAAGAAACGCTGAAGGCTTTCCTATAGAGCGTATATTGTTCTGCATAGGTAATGATATACTACATACAGATAACGTACATAAGACTACTACAAGAGGCACTCCACAAGATACAGACGGTAAATGGTATAAACACTTTACAGAGGCTTTAGAGCTTTACGTTGAGGTGGTAGAGATGCTTATGCAAATAGCTCCAGTCGATTGTGTACACTCTATGAGCAATCACGACTATATGAGTGGATTCCATTTAGCACACGCTTTAAAGTCTTGGTATCGTAATACAGAAGCTGTAACTGTAGATGCAGAGCCTAAGCACCGTAAGTACTATAAATATAAAAATAGTCTAATAGCATTAACTCACGGAGACGGTGCTAAGTTGCCTAATCTACCTTTACATATGGCTCAAGAAGAGCCTAAGATGTGGGCTGACACTAAATATCGTTACTGGTATTTACATCACTTACACCATAAGCAACGCTACAAGTTTATGAGTTCTTTTGATAATATAGGAGTAACAGTAGAGTTCTTACGCTCTCCAAGTGGTACAGATTCTTGGCACTATCAAAAAGGTTATACTGGTAGTATTAAAGCTGTAGAAGGCTTTATTCATAACGAATATGGTCAAATAGCACACTTAACTCATATTTTTTAATATATTTGCAACGTTTTTTAGTTGACTTTTTTAGTTGACGTGTTGTATTTGTTTTGATAAAAGGAGGGTATTTTCTGAGAATATCCTCTTTTTTTATGCCTATTTTTAAAAAAGATTAACAATCCTCTTATCTAGTAACTGTAAATAAATACACTTTTTTTGTGTAAAAGTTTGCACAGTAACTTAGAAAAGTATACTTTAGCACCATCAAACAAACTAAAACAACTAACAATGAACGATTTACACAAACCAACTTACTTAGATGCTAAAATGGAATTAGGTACAGAGGTACAGTTCTTTAGCTTTACATTAACTGATTTATGTACTTATAGCGTGATATTAGGCTTTTTAACGGTACTTCTGCTTAATTTGATACCTACATACTATACAGAGGTGTTAAGCCTTTATAGTGGCTCATTTATTACATTAATCATTTTTTACATAAAATGGGGAACAAATTAGAATACATAAAGTACATCCTAATGTATTTAGGATTTTTAACAATAGTAACATTAACAATTAAAATTTATTTTGAATTATGAGAAAGAAAGTAACAAAAGTATTGCAAAGTGGAGACTTCGAGTCTCAGTATGGACACTTCTACAAGTGGCTACTAGAATTTGAAGACGGTTTTAAAGGCGAGTATTTGTCTAAGACTGAAACACAAAACAAGTTTGTAGAGGGTCAAGAAGCTGACATAGAAGTAACTACAAGAGATTACAACGGTACTAAAATCAACAAAATTAAACCAGCATCAACATTTCAAGGTGGTGGCAAGAGCTTTACACCAGCTCCAAAAGACAATAAGACCCAAGAGTTAATAGTAAAGCAGAATGCACTTACTAACGCTTGTAACATTGTAGGAACTGATGACGTGGCTAAGATTATAGAGATAGCCGAATCTTTCAAGGATTGGGTGCTAAATGATGTTAAACCTAAAAACGATAGTAATGGGACAGACTTACCTTTTTAGTAAAGAGACAAGAGACGAGCATTTCGATACAGATACTAGCTATGCTTTTAGATTAAGAATAGGGCGTGGATGGTTACACTTAAACAAGAAAGCCACAAAGCTTATAGAACACGATGACCATTTAGAAGTAAAGTTAGCTGATTGGTATATAAACGTAGGAGATAAGTTTATTGGAGAAACTGTTGTAAGACAAGAGAGATGCAACGATTTACAAGAATACTATTATTTTTTAAAGAATATTAAAGATGACTAAAAAAGAGAGAATAGATAAAATACTTAAAGAATCTCACTTAATTATTAATGATGCTACTGGTACAGATATAAGTAAGACCAGAAGAGAAGAGGCTAGGCGAGAATCAAGAAAGAAACTAAGAGAGCTAAAAGACTTAGCTCCAGATATTTATGAACGAATAAAACCAGAATTTGATGGATAAAATAGATAGATTAAAAATGACTGCTTGTAACATATTTGAAATAAAGCCAAAAGACTTTAAATCAAGAAACAGAGCTAGGCATTTAATAGATATTAGACGAATGGTTTACTTTATTAGTAGAGACTTACTAGAGCTATCTTGGACACACATTGGCAAGAAGTTTAATGTAGACCACGCTACAGTAATGCACCACTACAAAGCACATAAAAGTCTAGTTGAGGTAGATAAAGGCTATAGCCATAAATACCAGACGCTTTTAGAGATGTATAAAGCTGACATTGACTATGTAGATATGAAAGAGATGCTTGATATAATTAAGACTATAAAAACAAATACAGCTAAAAATATTATATTTAAACAATTAATTAACGAAAATTATGAAAACGAAATTGACACAAAAACAGAAAGTACTAAGACACTTGAATCAAATAGGACCGATAACTCCAGTTCAAGCGTTCTTTGATTATAGTATAATGAGACTAGCAGCAGTTATATTTGACTTGAAAGATGCTGGTAATGATATAGATACTACTATATTGCATACTAAAAACAAGTTTGGAGAGCCAGTTCACTATGCACAATACACCTTAAAAAAATGAAGCGTATTAGAGTAGAGAAGTCTAAGAACTTTACCACAATCAACAATGAATTTATCTTTAATAAAGATTTATCACTAAAAGCTAAGGGGATGCTATGCCATCTCCTGGCTTTACCTAATGAGTGGAAGCTATATGTAGAAGAGGTAGAAAAGTGGCACAAAGACGGTAAAAAAGCTATTTATAGTGCATTTAAAGAACTTACTGAGAATGGCTATATGAAAAGAGAGCAAATAAGAGACAATGGAAAGTTTAAGGGTTATG